AGGTGTAAGCACGGTTTGGGAGGGGCTTTGTGCAAACCTGTCATCGAAAGATGATAAGGCGGCACACTGCTACCTCACGAACGAAAACTGGTGGAAGCGTTGGAGGAAGAGAGCATTTTCCGCCAGATGGCAACGGTCATCAAAACTTCCAACGGCGACCGCAAGATTCCGATTGTGACTTCCAAGGGCGAGGCTGTCTGGATGGACGAAGAACAGCAGTATTCTCTTTCTGATGATACATTTGGGCAGGCATCGCTCTCCGCATATAAGCTCGGTACGGCGATCAAGATCTCCGAGGAACTTCTGGGCGACAGCGTGTTCGACCTTCCGTCCTACATCGCCCGTGAGTTTGCCCGCAGAATCGGCGCAAAGGAAGAGGAAGCCTTCTTCATCGGTAACGGTACCGGTAAGCCTACCGGTATCTTCAATGCAACCGGCGGTGCACAGGACGGCGCGACTACCGCAGGTGCAAGCATCACCTTCGATGATGTGATGGAGCTTTTCTATTCGCTCCGCAGCCCGTACCGCAAGAAGGCAGTCTGGGTGCTAAACGATTCTACGGTCAAGGCACTCCGTAAGCTCAAGGACGGCAACGGCAATTACATCTGGCAGCCTTCCGTTGCGGCAGGTGTTCCCGATACGATTCTCAACCGTCCTTACAAGACCTCCAGCTATGTTCCGGAGATCGGCGCTGGCAAGAAGTGTATGGCATTCGGCGATTTCAGCTATTACTGGATCGCTGACCGTTCCGGTCGTACCTTCAAGCGCCTGAATGAGCTGTTCGCAATGACCGGTCAGGTCGGCTTCCTTGCAATGGAGCGTCTTGACGGCAAGCTCATTCTCCCCGAAGCAATCAAGACACTCAAGGTCAAGAGTGGCAGCGGTGCATGATCACTCTGGCTGAGACGAAAAACTATCTTCGTGTAGATCATACAGAGGATGACAAACTCATCCTCTCACTGATCGACACTGCCAAGCGACTGGTGCAGGACGTCGGCAGAATAGACGAGGCGGCACTTGCGGTCAATGAGGAAACCACCCGGCAGGCTATGCTGTATACTGTTTCTTACCTCTATGAGAACCGCAATGGCGCTGACTACCACAAGCTGACACTCACGCTCCGTGCGCTGTTATTTGCACAGCGGGAAGGGGTGATCTGATGGAGATCGGAACGCTCAATCAACGGATCGCCTTCCTCGAACACAGCACGAAGATAGACGGCATCGGCAACCACAAAGCCCGGTGGGAGGAAGTTTTCTCCTGCTGGACTGCCGTGTCCGTAAAGACATCGACGGAAACGACTGAGGCAGGTGTCACCAAAGAGGTCACCTCGCTGGAATTCACAGTCAGGCAGACGCCCGATACCAAGCGCATCAATACCACCACGCACAAGCTGCGCTTCCGTGGACTGGTGTACGACATCAACGGTGTACTGCCGAATTATAAATCACTCGACTATATGAAGATCACGGCAGGTACACGAAAGGCTGGTGAGCAGGATGACTTCGATTGACGATATGGCAGCGGAGATCATGCACGGTCTGACAGAATATGCAGACCTTGCCGATTCCGCCATGAAAGCGGCAGTCAAAAAGACAGCCACCTCCGTCAAGAAGGAAATCTCCGCCAATGCACCGAAGCGTACCGGACGTTATGCAAAAAGCTGGGCGACCAAGAAAACGCGGGAGAACAGCCATACACTCGAAATGACCGTTCACTCGAAAGACCGCTATCAGCTTGCGCACCTGCTGGAAAAAGGTCATGCAAAGCGGAACGGCGGACGTGTATCCGGCAAGCCGCATATTGCGCCTGCGGAAGCGAACGGCGAGGAAATGCTCACGCAGCTTATCGAGGAGGCGCTGTCATGACCTATGAAGAAATCAATGAAATGATGCAGGAGATCGGGATGCCGTTCGCCTATCATCATTTTGCCGAGGGTGAGTCTCCGAAACCGCCCTTTGTTATTTTCCTCTCACCCGGCGAGGACACCTTCGGCGCGGATAACCTGATGTATCACAGCTTCAAGCAGCTTGATGTGGAGCTGTATACGGATGAAAAGTCGCCCGACACGGAAAGCCGCGTGGAGGAAGTGCTGACGCAGCACAATATCTATTACACGAAAACTGAAAGCTGGATCGAGAGTGAGAAGCTCTACGAGGTGCTTTACGAAATGGAGGTATAACAATGGCACTGCAGAAGAATAAGGTAAAGTTTGGTCTGAATAAGGTTCACTGGGCGAAGATCACGGCATGGTCGGACGACGGCGTTCCGACCTTTGCAACGCCAGTGCGCCTGCCCGGTGCGGTTTCCCTGAGCATTGACGCCAACGGCGAAAACGAGAATTTCTATGCCGATAACAGCGTGTATTATGTCATCAACAACAACACAGGCTACGACGGTGATCTGGAGGTCGCACTCATCACAACCGACTTTGCAACAGCGATTCTCGGTGAACAGCTTGATGCAAAGGGCGTTCTGGTGGAGCGTAACGATGCAGAAACATCGCAGTTTGCACTTATGTTCGAGTTCGACGGCGACAAGAACCACATCCGCCATGTGCTTTACTGCTGCTCGGCTTCCCGTCCTGCGACTGAGGGTGAGACTACCGAGGAGAGCAAGTCCGTCAAGACGGAAAAACTGTCCCTCAAAGCATCGGCGCTGCCGAACGGTCTGGTGAAGTCCAAGACCTGCGAAAGCACCGATCAGACCACCTACGACAACTGGTACAATGCGGTCTATATGCCGACTGCTGCAACCAACAACAGCACCGGCACTCGTTCCACATCGACCAAGTCCGGCAGCGCAACTGAGTAAGGAGGTACAGCATGGCTATTAAAAAGAAGATCACCGTTGACGGTATCGAGGTTCCGTTCAAGGCAAGTGCCGCTGTGCCTCGCCTTTATCGTATCAAGTTCCGCAAGGATATTTACAAGGACTTCGCTGCACTTCAGACCTCTGTGCAGGAGGGCGATGAGGAAGGTTCTACCCTTGACATCGAGAGCCTTGAGGTGTTCGAGAACATCGCATACATCATGGCGAAGCACGCTGATCCGGAGAACGTCCCGGACAATCCGGACGAATGGCTCGAAGTATTCAACACATTCTCTATTTACGAGGTGCTGCCGCAGCTCATTGAACTGTGGGGACTCAACGTGGAGACGCAGGCGGAGTCTAAAAAAAAACATCGCAAAACTGACCGCCCGATGACAACGCCCCTCTTCCTTCTCCGATGTGTGCAGATCGGGCTGTCCCTCTCGGAGCTTGATCTGCTCACGATCGGAGTCGTGAATGATATGTTCACCGAAAAGGAAAATGACGAATATGACGGTTGGCATGAGGTGGCTGGACAGGCAGATTTTGATGCATTTTGACAATTGACTATTCCTCCTTGCTGTGCTATAATACTGGCAAGGAGGTGTACTCGTATGTCTAATTTTATTAATGCAGAATATGAAAAAGGACTTACTGATGTAATCAACGACATTTTTTATTGCAATACATCCTATCGCGGTAAAATCGGCTTTATCAGAGTACTCACAGAATATCTTGTTCGAAAGTTGACTGATTATCCGTCTTCAGACAAAATGATGTTAGGATATGATAGAGTTAAGAACATGATTGCGGATCTACCATACGGCACTCATATTCAAGAGTGTGTTGACAAAATAAAGAATGACATAGATGATAGCCACGGCGGAGATACTTGTTTACATACCGAACGTGTTGATGAAGTTTCTAAAGAAGAATATAATTACATACTTGATGCTTTAAGCGAATTGTATGCTTGTCTATTCATAAAGTTTTTTGCTGATTATGAATTTGGAAGCAATCAAAGAATAATGTCGGAGTTTTCACTGTTGCCTCCAATTATTCGATACAAAACCCTTATCTTTCTTTATAATACGGTTGAAAATGCGAAATCAAATATTCTTTTGATTGATAAGCTTGTAATTATCATAAAAAAGGTATTAGGAGATGAAGAAGCATATAAATGGGTTGAGGAAAGAAAGACACAGTTAGAAGGAATTCCATCGGTTGCAAATATAGACAAAACTGATCCAATACAGGTTATGCTTGCATTAAATTCCCCCAATATGTATCAGTGCTGTTTATCAAAAATCAAATCTGAATATCCGGAACGATATAAAACGTTTGAGGAAGCAAAAACATATTATTTGAAATTCGGAGGATTAGACGGCACTACAAACGATATACTCGAATTTAACGATATTATGGAATTTGTTTTCATGGGTAGAAAAGAGGCGTAAGTAATACTTTAAAGCACTTGCTCCGGCAGGTGCTTTTTTCATGCCCTCACGGAGGAGGTGATCCGCATGGCAAACAGAATCAAGGGCATCACTGTAGAAATCGGCGGTGATACCACCAAGCTGTCCAAGGCACTGGAAGGTGTCAACAAGGACATCAAGGGTACACAGACGCAGCTGAAAGATGTACAGAAGCTGCTGAAGCTCGATCCTTCCAACACGGAACTGCTCTCGCAGAAGCATAAGCTCCTCGCCGATGCGGTGACAGCTACCAAAGAAAAGCTGGAAGTGCTGAAAACTGCTGCAGAACAAGCCAATACGGCTCTTGCAAATGGTGAGATTTCACAGCAGCAGTATGATGCTTTGCAGCGTGAGATCATCGAAACCGAAAACGAACTGAAACGTCTGACCACAGAAGCAAACAATTCTCACACCGCCTTGGAAAAGATGGGCGTTCTGGGTGAAACGCTGCAGTTAGCCGGGGACAAGATCTCCGGTGTTGGACAAAAGCTGCTGCCAGTCACTGCTGGTGTCACGGCTCTGGGAACCATTGCCGTAAAAACCGGTGCGGATTTCGATTCCGCTATGTCAAAGGTGGCAGCGGTGTCCGGTGCAACCGGTTCAGAGATGGATGCTCTCCGAGAAAAGGCTCGTGAAATGGGCAGTAAAACGAAGTTCTCTGCAAGTGAGGCTGCGGACGCTATGAACTATATGGCCATGGCAGGCTGGAAAACCAACGATATGCTCAGCGGTATCGAAGGCATCATGAATCTTGCCGCTGCTTCTGGTGAGGACTTGGCATCTACTTCGGACATTGTCACGGATGCTCTGACCGCTTTCGGTTTGTCTGCCTCGGACAGCGGACACTTTGCGGACATTCTGGCGGCTGCCTCAAGCAATGCCAATACCAACGTCAGCATGATGGGTGAAACTTTCAAGTATGCCGCTCCGGTACTTGGCTCTTTGGGCTATTCTGCCGAAGACTCTGCCATTGCCATCGGCTTGATGGCGAATGCCGGTATCAAATCCTCGCAGGCTGGTACAGCACTGCGTTCCGCCATCACCAATCTGGCAAAGCCGACAGACACGGTGGCATCTGCCATGGAACAATACGGCATTTCTCTGACAGATAGTTCCGGCAAGATGTACTCTTTACGAGAACTCATGGAACAACTCCGACAGAAATTGGGCGGACTTTCTGAGGCAGAACAGGCACAGGCGGCTGCCTCACTGTTTGGCAAAGAGGCCATGTCCGGTATGCTGGCGATCATCAACGGTTCCCCGGCGGATTTTGAAAAACTGTCCAATGCCATTGACACCTGTTCCGATACAGTAGACGGCTACAATGGTACGACCGAAAAAATGGCAGCGGTCATGCAGGATAACCTTGCCGGACAAGTGACCATCTTGAAGTCCCAGCTGGAAGAATTGGCGATCAGTTTTAGTGATATTTTAATGCCTACCATTCGCTCCATTGTTTCCCGTATTCAGGAACTGGTGGACAAGCTGAACCAATTAGACCCACGGACAAAAGAAACCATTGCGAAAATTGCACTGGTGGCTGCTGCTCTGGGTCCGATGCTGATAGTATTGGGAAAGACCATTTCCAGCGTGGGAACAGTCTTTTCCGCAGTGTCCAAACTGCCTGCCCTTTTTTCTGCTGTGCAAGGTGGCATCGGAGCTATTACCGGGGCGTTGGGCGTGTCACTGGGTCCGCTGCTCGCCATTATCGCAGCTGTTGCCGCTTTGGTGGCTGCCTTTGTGCATTTCTGGAAAACCAATGACGAATTCAAGAGCAACATCATCGCCATCTGGGAGCAGATCAAAAGCACCTTTACCGGATTGACACAGGGCATCACTGACCGGTTAAACGCTCTGGGATTCGACTTTGAGAGTTTCACCGATGTGCTGAAAGCGGCGTGGGATGGACTGTGCAATCTGCTGGCTCCTATTTTTGAAGGCGTCTTTCAGAATATCTCCAACATCTTTTCGGAGTTTACTGGTGTTCTTCTGGGGTTGCTGGACGTGCTGATTGGTCTGTTTACTGGCGACTGGGAGCAGTGCTGGGACGGCATCAAGGGTATTTTTACTTCTATCTGGGACTTCATTGTCAACACGTTCCGCAATATCATGAATACTCTGAAAGGCATTGCAGATGTGGTGCTGGGATGGTTCGGAACAAGCTGGAACGAAGTCTGGACTTCCATCAAAACATTTTTCGTAGATACATGGAACAGCATTGCTTCCTTCTTCACGGGAATTGTTACCGGAATCCGGGACTTTTTCGTCAACACCTGGACATCCATTTCCAATACATTCACCGCTATTGTCACTGCCATTCAGACGGTGGCAACGACTGTATTTACAGCAATTCGGGACTTCTTCACCACCATTTTTACAGCGATCTACAACTTTTTCAGCACGATTTTCAATGCCATTTACAATGTGGTTTCTACGGTTTTTCAGGCCATTCATAACGTGATTACAACCGTTTGGAATGCCATTTACACCACCTTAGAACCGCTGATCACGGCATTTGGCTATCTGTTTCAGACGATTTTTGA